CTTTACGGTTCATGGTACCATACTTTTCCATAAGATACTTTAAGTTACCTTTGGCACGAGTATTAGTCCGAGAAGCACTCTTCAAAGAATCTTTAGTAATAGCAGCAATATCAGAAACAGAAAGGTTATATCCTTCTTTTTTGGCGTAATCTTTTACTTTAGTGATTTGCTTTGTCAACGAATCTCTTCGTCCTTGCGAACCCTTGGTTAGAATACGGTCTGTTGCATCAATGACTTTGTTAAACTTTTCTGTTTCTTGACCAAAGTATGATTTAGCCTTGTCAAGTTTCATTGAACCGCCACCCCAGCGTTCATTAACTTCAACCATTTTTTTGTCAATATATTTTGTGCGGTTAGCAGATTTACGAGCCGCCTTTTCGGCGGGTCGTTCAGCAGCAAGTTTAGCATCATACTTAGCACGGTCAGCAGCAGACTTAGCCCTATTGGCAGCAGACCTTTCAGCCTTGGTCATTGTTTTAGCGGGGACAGAAGCAGCCTTACGACCAACACTTTTAGTTGTTTTAGCAGCCGTCTTAGGTGCGTTAGCACTAAGGCGTTCTAATACCTTGCGAACAATGTCATCGTAGGGACCCTTAGCCATTATTAACCTTGCTTTTTGCGCATCATATTGTTTTTGCGCATCATTTCAAGAGCAGCATTACGAGCATCTAGTCGTTGTTGATTGGTGCTACCCATAATACCAGTTTGTAATGGTGCAGGTGGTTGCATCTCAGCCTTTAAGCGTGGCTTAGAAGGACCAATTTTTTTTGGTCCAGTTGAAGATGGACCACCATTCTCTAATCTAGGACCCTTGTAAGGTTTTGGAATCTTTGAACCATTACCAATACGTTTAGGCATTGGCGTTGGTTTTGGCATTAATGAACCATCACCAATACGCTTAGGACGCTTTGGTGGTGTTGGTTTTGGTGCCATTTGACTTGGATAAGGCTTCTTAGGCATTACTTGTTTCCCTTTTTCTTGTTGTACTTTTCACGCCCAGCCATACGGCGGGCTTCCATTTCATCTTGACGCTTAGCCCAAGCAGCCTGATTTTGTGCACGAGTTTCAGCCTTGCGTGCCTTAGCAGCAGCACTACTATCAGCCAAATACTTTTCACGACCAGCCCAATGTGCAGCAACATTTGCTTCACGCTTCTGCATACGAGTCAACTTACTTGCAGCGGCACCACTAGGCTTCTTAGGCTTAGGTGACGGCTTAGGGGCTGCTACACCACTCTTAGGTGGCTTAGGTGGCTTACGACCTGCACCACCAGTAGCGGTCTTTGCTGTAATCTTAGGTGCTTTACGACCAACAGATTTGGTTACAGAACCCATAGCAGCACGAACTTGTTGTTGTCCAACAGACATTCCCGAAGCAGCAAGTGCATCGGTGATGGCTTTCATCAAAGCATTTTCGTCAATAGGCAACTTAGCCATTACTTAGGTCCATATTTCTTCATTGCTTTTTTAGCCTTGCGTTTAGGCATCAATTCACCATCTGGCATCATCCAATTTTTTTGTTGCTTGCGAGCAGCCACTTTAGCCTTAACATTATCCTTGGCTTTAGGCAAAGTAGAATATCTTGTTCTAGCGTATCGGTCACTAGCAACATCCGAAACAAACTCTCCAGCCTTCCTAACTTTATTTCTTGCTGGACTAGTTGCTTTCATTCCTTTGTAATATTGCATTTTAACAGAACCAGATGCTCTGCGAACTTTTGCTGCTGTGCGAGGAACAGCATAATACTTTACTGCTTGTCCAACAGCCTTAGCGGCATCATCAATAATACCAGTAGGATGACCCTGACGGGCTTCAATAGCAGACTTCTTAACCACTAGTACATTGCTTTCTTGGACATCTTGCCCTTAGACTTTTTGCCCTTAGGATAGTTAGAGGTCTTTGTCCCCGCCTTAGGTTTAGCATCGGCATGGCTGGACAGAATCTTATATTTGACTGGCATAATACTCCTATATACAGAAATGGTGGGAGATTGCTCTCCCACCATTATCGGTTTGTTCCCTAGATGTGGGGAAACTACTTATTTAACTGCACCACCAGAGTTTTTGCGGTACAATTGTGCTGTTGATGTTGAAGTTACAACAGCAAGGAATGTTGCTGAAGTACCATCAAACACAACCATGTTTCCACCGTTGGTGATTGTCCAACCAGTAGCCGTAGTTACTGTGTATTGGTATGCTGACGCAAGGTTCACGATTGTGAACTCAAACGAAGTTCCAACTTCTTCGTCTGTCAAACCAGCCAGCACAAGTGCGGCTGTTGGCAGGGTGAAAGTTGTATCTACCGTTGGTGTACCAACAAACAACTTGCTAGTAAGCAATTCTGCTGCGGTTGGTGTTGCTGCGTCAGTAATGGCTACTGCTGTAACCTTTTCTGCTGCTGTAATATAATTAGCAAGACGGGTGCGGTCAATTGCACCATCAGTGTTTGATTTTAGTGGCATTTTTTATCCTTAAGTTTAGTTTTGTTTTTGTTGTTGTTATTATAATAATGGGGGCTTGCGCCCCCACTATAGGATTTTTTGACTAAGCAGTCTTAGCAGTCAACTTGCCTTGCTTTGCAGCATTGCGACAAGTGAGGTTACCGTAACACATGATGAGTGCGTAACGAGCATCCAAGTCCTCTGGACGAACAAACTGTGTTTGTGCGAACCATTTGGACGAGTGACCAACCAAAGTTAGGTACTTGCTGTTCAAGAAGTACACTACACCAGCGGTGCAATGCTCATCGTAAACAACTGGAGCAGCCTTGAACAACAGGTTTTGGAAACCAGCATCTGCTGTCTTGGTGTCCGTGTAACGGAGTTGTGGTTGGAGCAATGCTTCGTACTTCTCAAACAAAGTCTGAGTTGTGAGAACCATGTCTGGGTGGTCGTTACCAACAGAAACGCTGTTGTAACCAGTTGAAAGTTGTGCAAGAGTCAACGCTGTTGCGGTGTTCTCTTCGTATGAACGCCAGTACTCGTTACCAGATGTTGCACGGTTGATACCGCCAACAGTTCCTGATGCTTCAACGATATTTCCAAGACCGTTCCAGTCTTTTCCATCGTTTCCAGTGCCGTCTGCGTAGAACATTTGGTTGAAGCCTTCACGCATTGACTCTTCAGCCTGCATGATTTTGGCTTCCAACAAGTTAATGATTTCTTGTTCGCCGTTGTTCTTGGCTTCTTCAATACCGCTGATTGCGATAGAAGCAGCGTACTGCTTCCAATCGTATTCTGCGGCAGTGATTCCACCTTGTGAAGTCAACGAAATTGAATCGTAACCTGAGTACGATTTAACAGTTGAACTTGTTCCGTAAATGAGTGGTTCAACAATTTTGGTACCGCCGTTAAGCATACGGATGCGACCTTTATCCTGAAGGAAATAGGTCAACGGGCGTGCCGTAAAAATGTTGTCCGTGAGTTGGTCACGATAGTTTGCGAGCGTTGTACTTAACAGCGCATCAAAGTTTGCGTTTGACATTATAGTATCTTTCTAAAGTTTGGTTGATAGTTTAACTTGCACCCATTTGACGCTTAGCCGCTTCCCAAGCATCAGCCACCGATGTAATAGGAACAAAAGTTTCATTGGTTGTACTAGCGGTAGCCGAGGCTCCACCAGATACAACCGCTGCTGCACGCTTCGCTTCCAACACACCATCTTCAACTTTTTGTTGAACCTGTTGTGCTGCTTGCTCTGTCCGTGCTTTTGCAACCATTTTATCGTAAGCAATTTGCTTGTAAACGCCCTCAAGGTCCTCGGTGTTCATCCGCAAAGCGGATGTCACAACTTCCTTGACATCAAAATCAGGATACTTGTTTTGCAACCCCTGAATCTCACGCTCAATAGCCTGTTGACTCTGGTAATCCTCAAACTGTGCTATACGCTGGTCAAGTTCACGATACTTTACATCCTCAGGACTATAATCTTCTGGTTCAGAACCCTGAACCATCTGTTGTGCCTGTGAACGACTAATACCGTAATGCTGACTTAATAGGTCAATCGTTGCCTTAGGGTCATTTTCCAAAGCCGCACTAAGCGCACTAGCAAACTGAAACTGGTCCCGTTGCTGAGATAACTCTTGTGTTTTTCTGGTATAATCCGCTTGACGCTGATAACCTGCGATAGCCTCTGAAAAAGGAACTTGCAATTCCTCACCATCAACCTTAATCGGAACTCTATAATTAGAATATTCCTCAACGGACAATGTTGGTGTATCGGGTGCTTCTGTAATTACACTAGTTTCAGTTGACCCAGTACTTTCTAATACAGGTTCCGTTGCTGGTGTTGCGAGTTCATCACTCATTAAATATGTTTCTCCTATAGAGTCCTAAATGGTTGCTCTATATATCCTCAAGGCGTTCCCTATTGGGCTGGAGGTTGTCCTTGCTGAAGCATAGCCATCATATCTGGAGGAGGTCCACCAGCAGGGGCAGGGGCACCAGAAGGTGCCGCAGCCCCAGCAGGAGCGGGGACAGGAGGGGTGTCACCCATTTGCTGCTGAGGCTGGGCTAGAAAATCGTCAGGGTTCTTAACACCAAAACCGAACTGTAGCACATGTGCCGCAAGTTTTGACATGTCAATAATACCTGCACCAGCAAACGGTGCCATAGCATCAACCAGTTGTAATGCCATTTGACGCTTAAAGGATTCGTTATGTGGTTGTGTTGAACCTGCTGCTACTTCAAAGTCAAAATCACCTTGTAGATAGTCACGGTCATAGTTGACCCAGATTGGTTCACCATCACGACCCATAACACGGGCAACTTGCTCACCTTGCATGAACTGCTGTGCCAGTTGTAACATGCGGCGAGCAACTTCGGCTATGGCTTGTTCAACGACAGCCAACTTATCTGATGTTCGTGCGTTAGCAGCATCCTGAAGCAAGTTGACTTCACTAGCGGTACGGCGCAACTCTGAAACAGCACCACGCTGAAACTCTGACACACCAGAAATACGGTCAATATCACCAATAATCATGTTTGACTGGTTATAGAACTCTGGTGGGTTAATGACCGCTGGGAAGGCTGTAACAACACCACCCAAAGGTTCATCGCTGGTAACTGGAACCATAACATTATCTTCATCAGATTCTAATGCTGTACGACCCATCTGGTCAAACGCTGATTCCTTATACAGATATTTACGGCTAAACTTTTTGCGATGATTCATCATCTGCGAACGGGTTTCGTTCAATTCCAGTTGCAAAGGTTCAATAGACTCTAAATCACCAATAGGGTAGAAATGGTCTGGAACATCATAGTTCCTAATCATAACAAATGGTTGACCAAACGCATAAGGCATTTTCATAGGTTTAACAAGGAACATATCTGAACCTTCACTAAAAACGCTCATGCTGTTAGAGGAAATGTCGTAGTATTCCCAAATCTCTGCGTAACCCTCATTTTTGTCGTACACCTTACGGCGACTAGGGTCATCAGTATAACGGCTAACAGCCATAGGGGCAACATCAATACGAGCAGCCTTATTGTAACGCTTATCGTTACGAACATCAGCGATAGGGCGGCGGATACGCTGCGCTATCCACTTTATGTCTTTCATGGATGTAGCATCGGGGTCAACAAAAATGTCGTTAACAGAAACACGCTCAGCAAAAGGACTATCCTCACGAACAATCGTGTTCGGATGTCCGATGCCATCAGGGTTAGCCTCCGAAATCTCAGATTCACCTTCCACTTCCTCCTCAACAAAACGGTAACCAACTTTAATCCAACCATGCCCAAAAGCCAACATGTCTTTAATGGAACGGCGGAACTCTGAACGAATATCTTTGTGTTTCCACCAATAGTTTACGACAGCCTCGGCAACAACACCCTGAGGGGCGAACTCTGCGCTGGTAGCGTTGACAGTAATCTTAGGATAGTTAACAGAAATACTAGGTGAAATAACATTGATGGTTGAGAAAGCAATGTTGACCAACATTTGGTCCTCATTTTTGTAGTCATCAAAATGTTTGCCACGATACAGGTCATTCATGCGTTTCCAAAGCCCATCGTAACCGTCTTGTTTGCGCCATTTCTTTGATGCTTCAAGACGCATTTTAGCATGTTTTAGATGGTCTGCACTAGTTTTCTTAGCCATTACTCTGCATCCTTAATACCGTCATGCCAACCAATATGGTTGTCAATTTTACTACCAATTTTATCTACTTTGTTTCCGATTACTCGTAGAAGAATCCTGCCTTCGGCGTGTTGGGCGGTGTTTTCTTTACGAAGTTTTTGTAATACGACAACTGTTGGTCCCGTGATAATGGCGACAATAATTGGAACCCAGACTTGCGACATTTGTTACATCCAGTTCGTGACTGGTTCAGCATTATATCCGTTAATTGCAGCCTGTTCAACAGTTTGACGCTGACGCTCACGAATAGTAGGACCATGAAAATCTTCTTGACCGTAAGTAAACCCAAGACGCACCCCTTTGATATGGCATTTAAAACATGTAAATCCACGGCGAGGAACCTCATCAACATAAAACGCTTTATTGCAAGTTTCGCACATTAATTCCATCATAAAAGCACAATCTGTTCCCTAATTACCAAAAGGAGTGCGTTGACGCACATTATGGGCACCCAAAAAGGTTTTTTCTGGACCATTAGGACCAAACATATGTTGTTCCCACCACAAAAGACTATTAGTAGGAGGAGCCATATCTTGACGATACTCTGGAAGCCACACATATTTAACCATTTGTGCAGCAATAGCCAAAGAAATAACTCTGTCATCATGCGGTGACCCAGCCATTTTACCATTCTCCTTACGCACGAAGGTGCGTAACTCGGCAATAGTTAAACGGTCATACACTTCAATACTGGAATCACGCAAAACAGCACTTAGTTCATCAATCATCAAAGGCTTAGATGTAGCAGTTGTGCGCCAACCCAAAATGTCTGTAGCCTCAGGACGAACCCTAGCCAACTTACGCTGCCTATAAAGATTCTTATAACCATGTTTCTGTGCTGCCTTAAGAGTTGTCAAACCATGATTATTGTTTTCAATACCCAACAACGCATTATTATACCACCAACCCAACTCAGCCAATAATTCTCCAAATAGGTCTGGTTCAATTCGTCCATGCCAATGAGCGCAAACAATCCCTGTAGTAGCATCAATCATATGGGCTGAACTGTAGTCGCCGTAAGATAAACCTTCGGCGACATCGGCACCAACTACATACACACCTTCACTGCGTGGGAAATCCCAGATAGCCAACTCACCAGAATCAACATAACGGAACTCACCATTACCACTAGAGTACAGATGATAATATCCGTTATCTGGGTCAATAGTAACCATGTCATCCAACATTTGTATATCAAAAACAGGGTTACCTGACTTAATAAAGGCTTCCTCAGGAAAAGATGGGTACTCTTGGTGTAACTGCCAAGGGTGCATGTTCGCTACCTTGCTGGCA